CGACCAACCAAGGAACTTGATTAAGCAGGACTCCTGCGGCGTTAAACAGGTCAGGCATGGATTCGACCCCATTGGCAATTTCCTCCGGGGTTAAATCCTTCTCAACCAGGTTAACGCAAATTAGTTTTGTGATCGCGTCTAGGGAGTCAAATAGGTCGTTATTATCTTCTCCGGTTACCGACGAAATTAACGCCATGTCGCCTCCCGCGCGACGAAAACGCAAAAGAGCCGCATTGCCAGCATAGACTTCGCGATTCTTTCCGTTGATTTTAACCTTAATAGTTTGTTCTTTCATGGTCGGCTAGGAACTACTATTAGGTCAAAGTGTCATCACCGACACGCTTGATTGTCGCCGTAGCGGTCATCGCTCCATCAGATGGGAGATCAATGCTAAAGCTTTTAACCAATGCGTCGAATGTATGAACATTGCTCGCTGACGGACCGCTAAGAGTAATTACAAACTCTTTTTCGGTAGAGCCAACATAGTCGCGGAGATATCCTTGACCAGTATCTTCTGGATCGTAGATCAGCTCGATAGTCATATCATCACTGTCTATGAGTCCATTGACGTATACACGTCGATTTGAAGCGTGATCCGAAACGTCGATTTCGTCGCTAGAGTCTGAAGGAACCCCGAACGAAACAACATTTGAGATGCTTACTGCGTTTGACGCACTATAAGAACCATCATCCGATCCATGAGTATTGATCGTGATGGTGGCTCCATTTGCTGCATATTTAGCCATGTTTTTTTATTGTTTAGGTTGTTGTTTTTAGAGGAGCCCCTTAGCTCCAAGTGACATCCAGGGTTATTGACCCTGAAAAAATTTCATCGTTGTCTGAATAATTTGTATTAAATGAAGACCATTTTATATACGCATCATAAGATCCGAGCGTTACTCTCTTGTTAGATAGCCTAGTTCTAAACAATTCTGCCAATTCATAAACTTTAGTAACCGTGGAAGCGTGTACGCTAATTTCCAGAAGGTCTTCATGGAGTATACCAGAGTCTGAATGGCAATCTACCGTGTTGCTACTAAGAACCGTATATATTGCATACGGATTGTCTGCTGTTATGTTATGAGCTATTTCCGGAAACAGCCTAGTCCCTATTTCATCCGATATAGAAGAATCGGCTAATATGTAAGATCTTAAATCGGTTATCATTTTGTATTAGCCTTCTTTCTTTTGTTTATCAAAAACTTGGTTCTTTTCTTTATTGCCTTGTTTATGAATGCTCTAATTCTTTCCTCAAGCTCTCTAGGCTTTGCTTTCTCTTTTCTGGCTGTCCTAATCCATCCTGTTCCAGCTTTTCCAGCCTTTGAGTATTCAAGTGCATTTACAATATCAGAAGGCCTATACAATTCAGGCTTTCCATTTTTGTTTTGTCTTATGAAAAGCTTTTTAGAACCAACGCCTACACGAGCTCTAGAAACTCCCTTTTTCTTGCGGCTTCTCCTGCTGTTAAGGGTTATTGCCTTTTTCAGATTTCCAGTTTTTTTTGGAGCTGTCGCGACAACCTGGTCTAGTACTGGTTTCATCGCCTCTTTGGCCGCTGCCTGATATCTCCCGAAAATCCACTTTGGGTCTCCTAGTTTGAAAAGCTCCTTCTCTATTTCTACCAAGACTCTTCCAGGAACTTTAATTTTCATATCTACTTTAGACATTACTTATCATCTCCCTTCTCTATGTCTCTTTTCCTTATGCGTATGCCAAGAATCAAATGATAACTTGCCAAGCATCCCGAACAAATCGACACAACGGCTCCGAGGAACGTCAGAACCTCGCTCGCGCTTGCGATTGAAGCGAATGATCCTGCTAGACCTACTACCGCTGATGATACCGATTTGACAAAATGCTGCTCCATACTACTTAACTTGTGAGCTGCCGAAATAGAATCCAAGGATGGCGAGCATCCCCTGACGCACCTCCGGAAGGAGAACGAAGCCCTCCAGATTTTTCCAGCCATTCAGACCAAAACCCAGAAAACTTAGAATGCCGCCCTTGGCCTTTTCGACCGTTATAGGAATGTCGAAGAAGGCCATAACAAACGGCGCGAAGATCATGGAGAATAGAATGCAGATTGCAATGAGCCGACGAATCCAAGCTCCTCCATCGCCGCCCCGCTTGGCTGCTCGATCCGCAGAGTCGTCCGCCAGTTTTTGGCGATTTATCATCGAATCCAATGCCTTTGCCTGTATGCCCATCTGAGCCGAGATTAGCTTCATGACGAAACCCGTCACGCCGCCGCCTAGCATCGCTATCAGTTCGCTGCTCATCTATCATGACCGGACAATTATTAGACGCCCATGCTCGTCCCTGAATGTTTTAATACTGATATGCCGTTCAGGAATTTCAGGTCTGATTTCGCTGATCGGATTGCTCCGCACAGCGGCTCCTTTTAGATCGCTCGGAGCTGCTGGCGGAAATGTTCCGATGCTCACGATGTTGGTAAACCCGCTCTCGCCAAACTGATTCCACGCTCGCACCTTATATGATAGGGTTACGCCGATTGGAATCACGCCATCGTTAAATGTTGCAACGTCGGGTCCGGTCGCTCCGATCAATAGCCATTCGCCGCCATTCGTCTTACGCCAGATTTCAAACCCGTCCTCGTTATCGGAGTTGTCCTGCCATTCTAGACGCAAGTCTGCTGCGTTCAAAACAGTACCTAGAAAAATGGAACCTAGAAGTAAGATTTTCATGGTTAAACTGCAAAGACGTGTGAGGTTTCACCGCCGCTACCACCTCCCGAAGAAGAAGCGTTCAAGGCTCCAATCGTAACGTCGCCAGCACCTGCATCGATCAAAGGAGAACTCGACTGTGGCGTGTAATCTTCCGATCCATCAGTGGTTGACGTGTATAGCGGGTCGCCAGTCGTTATGTTCGGATTATATGTGACTCCAGTATCTACGTTACCGGACGTGTTATTGTGGAAGTGATTGAACTCCAGAACGAACTGATCATCTGGGTCAGTGCTAGTAAATTCGATGCCCCATTCCCCGTTATTGGTTATTGAATTGTTTATAATTTCTATCCCGTCAACTCCAGCCGCTCGATTTATGTGAATGCCGTTTTCGGCATTTCCGTCGATTGTGCAGTTCAGTATTTCGCTATTAGGCGAATATATATCCAGATATATACCCGACCAGCCATTATCATAAATCTGAGAATGAGCTAATGTAATCTGATCAGGCGATCCAATGTCTAGCCCGTGTTCACCGTTGTCATGAATTTTGCAGTATAAAAACTCATGGTTATCACCTCGATTGGAACTGTCTACCGTGAAGCCTTTTCCTCCATTGTTATCGATTTCGCAATCGACATAAACACTCGCGGTTTGATCATCGACCGCACTTCCATCATCGCTTGCATTATCGATTCGACAACTCATGAACTTGGATTTATCCATATTGTCTAGGTTTCGATTTGTGGCAGCGGTAAATCGAATATTGTAAAACGTATAGTTGTTATATGTCGAACTGCCCTGAATCAAATTTGTCGTGGCTGGTAACGACGAGCCAGAGATTGTGTAGTACGATCCTCGCGACAATTTATCACCACTTGAATCAGCTCCTATGACAAAAATGTTGTCTGTGGCGGTGCCAGCGACGGACAGTGTAATCGACCCACTAGGAGTTTCGGTGGCGGTGTTCATTAGATAGATAAAATCGCCAGCCGCTACGCCGCTTGATCCTCCGACCGCATATTCAAAGGATGCCCATGCTGCACCCGTCGAGGTTCCAGCGTTTGAATTGCTTCCGCTTGATGGATCTACGTAGTAAGTTGCCATGATTATTTAGTAACGATCAAAGAAAGTGTAACCCGAGTGACCGTTGTGGCCGAATCGACAACGAATCCCAAAATATCGCCCTTTGATAGTGAAGTTGTCCATCCTGTTAGCGTTGTGTCTTCGCTTTTTTGAGAACTTGACAATGTGGGAAGAGCCGCTGCACAAATTGAGTCGGCTGGATCTGTCGGAGGAAAATTTGCGTATGTATCCTTTAGAACGTCTATAACGATTGACCCGCTTTGGTCAGCTAGTAGCTGTGCCGCTGTTATTGTGCAATCGTAAGGCACCCGAAGAAAGCCTTTCGATCCCGTAGATATGGCAGATCCAGCACCGTCGATGGTGATGCCGAGCTGACCATCTCCCAAGCCCAATGTGGTCCTCGCGGCAGCAGCATCGGCATCATCAACTAGTGTGGCCCCGAACGCGCTTATCGTCGTGT